CTGGAAGATCATGCGCACTCAAGCTTCCAATTCCCTCGCTAGTCCTCAGCTCCCACAAATATTGGCAGATAGCTGAGACAATATCGCCTGTATCATAGATGTCAAGAAGGATGGATAGTCCTTAACACTTGATAGAGCGTAACCGCCAAGTCGCATAAGAGACCTAGCGAGATCGGTTTTCTGGTGCCTCTCAGGAAGCGCCATACGAACGATCAACTCACGATACAACCGATGTTGTCGGCCGTGTCGCCAGACGTGACCAATGAAGTGGACACCGCTGCCCTCTTCAGTGGTACTAACGATCACTGATTTATCCGAGTTCAGTTTGAATCCGCGCTCTTCAGCTACGACCGCCATTTGCTCCAGCTGCAAACGATGATCTGTGCCGATTACTGCATCATCTCCCATCACAAGGAGTTGTGCATGAGGAATCACATGACCAGTGAGACGTGCCCATATGTAATTACACATGTACACATTGGCCATAGAATCTATGAGTGATGTGAAAGCTGAACCACTCGGCACGCCTTTATGGACCTGATAAATGTCTCCAGAAGGTACAACAAGGCGCGTGTGAATGAAGTCATTGACGTAACGCCAAAACAACTTCTCCTCATACTCAGTGAGATCGAGACAGCTCCGTACAACACGGAACATATCATCGATCAGGTCAGCACCGACACGAGCATCAAACTGGGACCAATCAATGCAATACACAAAGCGGTAACGACCCGCCAACTCAGCGAGAATCGAACCCTCTTCGTGGTGTCGGAGCCCCCAGATGTACGGACGATTCCTAGCCAAGCCATCTTGGACCGGTTTTGAAAAACTCGTACCCACAATAGTCGTTGGCAACGATGCCATCCATACAAGCCTAGTCTTTGGACCAGACTTACCAGGCTGCACGCGTCGACCAAAAAGATAGGGATCAAAGCCCCTCGTCCCATCAGCCAACTTACTAGCCAAACGTGCCCCGGCATCCAGGACATTGCGGTTGAAATCGAGAAGAGGGAGGCCAGCATAAGACTGATGATGGATATGTTTAGCCACCACTTCATCCAATGGAATAGGCCGTCGCCTTCCACCAACAGGACTCGCCGAGTCATAGACCGAACGAATTGCAAGTCGGTGTGCTTCCTCTGGTGTACATCCTCGATCTCTTCCAGAGCGTACGTCAGACGGATGACTGGATATGTTACTTCCCCAGTCAATCGATGAAGCGCTAGGTACAGTAGATCCCTGTCGCTCAACGACTCCGTGTTGAGATTCCTCGTTTCGCTCTTGTCGCTTGAGAACTTCGGAGGATCGAGATTTAGGGTTACAGGAGCAACCCTTTCGCTTTCCGTCCGCTGCGAACTCGTCTCTTGTTCCATGAATGGAACAGCCATAGGTGGCGAGTGCTTTTTCCACCCATTGATCTGAGGTGACACTTCGATTCTCCTCATTGGCATTGAGACGGTAGCCCAAACCGTGCGTGACCATACTATACAATGGATAATCGTAAGCTGGCACTTCCACGGCGCGACTCAACGCATGCAAAGCACGGGAAAGTTTCTCACTCTTTCCCTTAGAGCGATACTGGCCTAGATTATCTATGCCAGCTCGCACATGCAAATCATGCATGTCCGCCTCCATCCATTAGCGTGTCGTCAATACTCGTACTGTAACGCACTGGTTCAGACTGCACCAGCTGGAATGCGTTACGTCGGCTTAGCAGGCCGAACAATTTAATGGTGCTGCAACCACACCATCACTAACCGGTTGCACGTGGGTGTGACACCACACGGTAGCCAATAACGTTGGCCAGACAGCGTATTTC